CAGGTCGCTACCAGTATGTCGAAAGCACTGCTGATTATCATCAGATTGCTAATCCGCTCGTCGCACCTATAAAGGGGATGCGGATGCGGCTACCTCGTACAGTACAGGTAAGCCGCGAGAAGGCAGTGCAATGTGGCCCGCTACTACGCCATTTGCATCCTGTCGTTCCTGACAATGGCTGGCACAACACTGTGGCAGCTTTCAGGAAACGATGCAATTATTTCAATGCCGGAAGAGCAACTCCGAAAATAATTCACGCAGCCCAGGAACTGACGAAACTTGTTTGCCCGAAGCCCCTTGTCCCGTTCGAATGGACGGATCATCTTTACAAGGCGTGGCTGGCAAAATTTGGTACTGAAAAGCAAGCTAGGATGACTAGAGCTCTCAATGATTTGTGCAATGTCACTTTGCAGGATTACACAGGCAAAGACATTTTTGTCAAAGTTGAGGCGCTTCTTGTCACTCACAAGCCCAACTGGGCTCCCCGTGTCATATTCAAGGGAACCGACGTCTACAATGCAATTTCTGGGCCCATTTTTAATGAGCTCATGAGACGTTTGGATCACTGCCTTGAAGGCATGCAGGAGCACCAGAAGAAGTACCAATACCACACCAGTTACCGAAAAACACCTTGCGAGTACACTCATCATCTCGAAAGGAAACATGACAATGATTTTTGGGTCGAATGTGATTTCAGCTCGAACGACAAATTTCAGTGTGCGGATGTTCAACTGATTGAAGTTGCGCTTATGCGCGTCTTGGGATGCCCGGAGTGGTTTGTACGGCTACACTTGCGTACAAACACTTTCAAAGTAAAAAATTCCAAGCACGGCATTACAGCAAAGCTTCAGAACCAGTTGCCCACAGGTGCCACGGACACTACATTCCGTAACACCTGGTGGAATTTGACAATTCTGCACGCTGCGATGATAGAGTTGAAACCGCAGTCAGTAGTAGCGATGGCGTTGGGCGACGACATGCTAGCCCGTGTCACTGGCAAGTGCCGTTATGTCGAAAAGATTTACACTTCCATCGCAAGCGAGGCTTTGATGGAAGCCAAAGTCATTCGGCACGCCAGGTTGTGGACAGCGACGTTTTTGAGCAAGTTTTTTGTTCCCGCTGAGAGTAAGCACCTTACGGTCCCCATTTTGGGTAAAGCTCTTGGCAGGTTCAACATGCGAGCAAACAAGAACCAAGCTGTCTCCGACCACGAGTACATGGCTGGCAAGTCTGTCGGTTACGCCTATGAATTCCG